ACAGACGTGTGCTCTTCCGATCTAAGAATTGCTTAAACTAGCTCAAGAAAGTGTGGCTGAGAAAAAAGCATTGACAAATCAAAATATACCGTCAGCTTAATGGGAGATCCAAATACTATATCTTTCTCGCTAACCCAAGCATCAACAGAAAATTTATATGTTCCTGGAAATTCTGATTATGGGCTTATAGCCAGAGTTACGTTTGTTCTTCTCGATGATAGTAATAAAGAAAAATTTGATACTCTTGGGGGCTGGAAATCGATAGGAACTATTGAATGTGTTCCGTTTATAAATTTCAATGATCCGAATACAGAACCAATAATTGCTAGGCCTTTAAGTTCTAATATAACAAAATACCCTCTTTTAAACGAGTTAGTTTTGTTAAAAATTTTAGTTAGTAAAGAAGCTCAAAATAGTTTTGGTAATTACAAACCCGAGGTATATTATACAGATGTAATATCTATTTTTAATGCACCAGAAGAGAATGCCACTCCTGACCAGTCTTTTTTAAAAATAAATCCAAATGCTAAATCTATAACGGGGGATTATATATCTAGTGGTACAAACAAAAGATTAATAAAAGCTCCTGGAGATATTACTATAGAAGGTAGAAGAGGGGGAAGTTTTAGATTAGGATCAAATACTCCTGGATTTAATACTCCTTGGAAATCTAGCAAATCCTCTCCTATATTAATATTATCTAATAATCCCTATGACGTAAGCGGTTCCGTTGCTAAATTTGAAAGTGTTAACTCTGACGGTTCCATATTAGTCATGATGTCAGGTCATAATATTAATTTTCAAGCCGCTTCCTCTAATTTCGATTCTTATAATACTACAATTAATATACCAGAAAAAAATAATATAGTAGTAGCTGATCAAGAACCTAAATCAAAACCTCAAGAATCTTTAAAACAAGATGACAATAAACCTATACCAAAAGAAACGCCTCAACCAACAAATACACCTGTATCGAACCCCGCCCCAGTAAGCCAACAACCTCAAAAGAAAACTGACGATGAAAAGTTACCAGAAAGGGAAGATCTAATGGAAATAGGTATAGAATACGATGATGTTAAATCTTCTGTAGGTACTGCAAATAGTCAAATTATAGATACTAAAGCATTAACTGATGCAGCTGTAAAAGAATCTGAAAAGGAAAAGGATAATCCGGGAGTGGTAAAAACAAGTTATACTAAAAAACAAGTATCAAGAGCTGCTACTCAAAGTGACAGAATAGTTAAGTATTTAAAAGAAATGCAAGGAACTGGATTTTTAGAAAAATTAACTAGGATCTGTAACAAGTACTCTATAGATCCTGGTAACATGTTAGTGGTAATGGCTTATGAGAGCGGTGGAGCTTTTCCAAAAGGAGCTTTAAAAGATTCTACTAGCGGTAGGGTACTAGCAGCTGGGTTAATACAGTTTACTGACGCCAAAAAAAATAGCGTATTTCAAAACATAAGAAAGCAGCCTCAATTTTCAAGTTTACAAAAACTTTCTGATGTATTAGATGTACCTGCTGTCAAAACTAGTACTACTACTTCTAAATATAATTTTGATCAACTCGATTTATTAGATTTTTATCTATCTACAAATTCATCAGCACTTAAAAATCCGGTTAATGGAAAAGTAGACAGGTACGCTACTTATGGAGTAGTTTTCTTTCCTGAGATAGTATCCAATGGTACTATAAAAAAGGATCCTTTTTATGTATTAGGATCAAGCTCTAAAAATAAATCTTTTCCATATTCTGTAGGAAAGTGGAATCCTAGTATAAATGATGGATATCCAATAACAGTTCAGGCATTTAAATTGTTTGTTGATTCTTTATTCATAAATCGTAGATAATGCCATTCGTAGATTTTAATAGCTTTGAAAAAGATACAGTAATCCTAAACTCTGACAGAGTGATACTTAACAGTAAAAACGATTCTGTGTTTTTGATATCTAAAAAAACAGTGGGGGTATCTGCGGTAGACTCTGTACATTTTAATGTTGGATTGAGGGGTTCTAAAGATGATAATAATGTATTTGTTATCAATTCTCCAAATGTACAGCTAGGATTACCAGAAAATGGTATAAATGAACCAGTTGCAAAAGCGGACTCTGTAATCAACTTTATAAGCGACTTAATATCAGCATTAGACGCTTTTTCTACTAGCTTAGCAAGCGCTACAGCATTAGGTGTAGGAGTGTCTGGGTTACCTCAAATAAATGTAGCTGCTTCTGCTTTGAAAGGGAAATTAAATTTTTATAAAACCAAGTACACCCAAATAGACTCTCCTATAAAATCAAAAATATCTAAAACAATATAATGGCTCTAAGCACATCAGATACTAACAAAGTAGATTCTGTTGTACAATCTGCAACACAAAAAGCAAATAATACTATTAACACTGCTAAAGAAAAAATAGATTCTGCTCAGCAGAAAATAAACGATGCTCAAGAAAAAGTATCAAGTGCTATAAACGATGTAACAGGTGCTGTTAAAGATCCTTTTGGTTTTGTTATAAAAAAGACTTTAAACAAAATAAATTCTTTAATAGTAAACGTAGAAAATAAAATAGATCAACTATTAAAAGATGTTGTAAAAAAAACTGATAGCAAAGGAAGAGTATCTTTGGAAGGTAATACTTTAGTAATAACTATAACTAGGGGGGATTTGGTTAAAGCTGAGGAAATAAAGAGAAGTGTAGATAGTAAAATAAAATCTATACAAAATACTTTAAATGGACTAAGAACTACAATAAGTACGTTAACAACTGTGCAGCAAGCTATAACAGCTTACAAGACCGCATTGGATGTACAGGAGATTCTTTTATCTGCAAATCCCATTAGTGGTCCTATATTTTTAGTTGTTAAAAAAGGAATCAAATTAATATTTCTAAAAGAAATATTAGGGGAGTATCTAAAAGTTCTTGGAAATGAACTTGCACAAAATAAGCAAGTTTTGACTAGATTAATTGATAGGTTTAGATCTTTACAAGTGTCTGTAAAAATACAAGATGAGGCTAATAAAGGTAGTTATATAGATTCTAATATAGCGGAGGAACTCTTAGCTGACGATCTTTTAGGCGAGGGCATAACTCAGGAAACAGAGGACTTTACGGACCAGAATTTAGATACATACACATTAAAAGTTGAAAAGTATGACCCAAAAAGGCTCATAGCTAGGGCTTATGATAAATCATCAGGGATGATAATGGCACAGACCGCCCCTAGTTATTTTTCAACACCAGAAGAACTCTTGGAAGAAATTAAAGCTATCTTAAATGACATATAAAATTTTTAACTAAATATTTATTAATATGACAAGAGATGAATTAATACTTTTTAAAGAACTTATAAAAGAAGCCGTAAAATCAGCTGTAAGAGAGGCGGTTAAGGAGGAAGTTGATAATGGTATTAGAAAAGAACTTAAAGAAGTTAAACTATTGGTAGCCAAGTCAATAAAAGAGGGAAGATTAGTACAATCTCAACAAACTTCCCAAAACCCAGAAGAATTTAGGACTAGGCTTAGAGAAGCTATAGGATCTGATTATAGTCCTAGAACTGCTTCTCCAATACCTAAAATATCTGAAGAAGCAGCTATGCAGATATCCACAAATGGGACTTTGCCGGATATAGACGCACCTATTCCATTTATAAAAAAAGATTCAATAGCTTGGAAAGAGCTTAAAAACAGAGTAGGATAATATGCCTCCAAGAAAAGAATATAGGATTGATTCAAGTCAAAGAAACCCAAATAGAGGGATAGGAATAAAACTTCCTTTTAATACTTACAATGTATTTACAATAAATTACACTACAAAGAACCAAATAAAGAGTAATTTAACTAATTACATGCTAACTAATAAGGGAGAAAGGGTCTTTAATCCCGAATTCGGAGCAAACCTCAGAAGGATTTTATTTGATCAAAACTCTGATTATACTAATGCTAGGGATATTTTATTAGAGGATTTGTCTATATATTTTCCAATGATAACAGTAGAGTCTCTTGAATTTACCTCTGACATAAACAGAAGCATTTTAAATATAAAATTAGTTTATTCAATAAACAATGATGCCGATTCAATTTTAATACAAATAACCTAATGGCAACTAAAGACATTAAATATATAAACAAGGACTTTTCAAGCTTTAAACAAGCCTTGATAGAGTACGCTAAGAACTATTTTCCTGAGGTATATAATGATTTTACAGAGGCAACCCCAGGAAATATGTTTATTGAAATGGCGTCTTATGTAGGAGATGTTCTTTCTTTTTATGTAGATAAACAAACTCAAGAAAACTTTTTACTATACGCACAGGATAAGCAAAATTTAATATCTATGGCATACACTTTGGGATATAGGCCTAAAGTAGTTAGCACTGCCATAGCGGAATTGTCCGTATATCAACAGCTACCAGCATCTATAAATGGAGGTATTGCTAATCCGGACTACTCATATTCCTTGATAATAGAAAAAGAGGCAAAAGTAAAATCAGGAACTAATTCAGATATTGTATTTGTTACAGAAGATCTTGTTGACTTTAGCTTCTCCTCATCTGCTAGTCCTACAGAAATAAGCGTTTATCAGATAAATGGGACAACAAATCAACCTGAATATTATTTACTAAAAAAGAAAGTAAGGGCTGTAGCAGGTACAGTGAAATCTCAAGATTTTACATTTGGACAAGCAGTTAAGTTTGATAGTATAACTATTCCTGATACCGATGTAATTCAAATATTAGATGTAGTAGATAGCGATGGAAATAAGTGGTATGAAGTTCCTTATTTAGCTCAAAATACTGTATTTGAAGAAGTTTTGAATAATGCTTCAAACGATGCAACGTTAGCTCAGTATAATAATACAGCTCCTTACATATTAAAATTAAGAACTGTTAACAGAAGATTTGTTTCTAGATATGATGAAAATAACCAACTATCTTTACAGTTTGGCTCCGGAATAGTAAGCGACAACGATAATGTTATAATACCTAACCCAGATAATGTAGGAATAGGTAACGGAAGTTCTGTAGATAGAATGTTTACAGCATACGATCCATCAAATTTTATATATACAAAAGAATATGGTTTGGCTCCTAATAACACTACTCTTACAGTTAGGTATCTTGTAGGAGGTGGAGCACAAACAAATGTTCCTGCTGGAGATATATCTCAAATAAATGAGATTACAATAAACCCTGTATCACTAACTCCCAACTCTTTAAATCAGGGGTTACTATCTTATATACAGAGATCTATTTCTTTTACAAATGACTTACCATCGTCTGGTGGAGGTTCTGGAGATACGGTAGAAGATATAAGGCAAAAGACTATGGCTTCTTTTCCGGCACAGTTAAGAAATGTTACAAAGGAAGATCATATTATCAGAGCTCTAAGCCTTCCTCCTAAATTTGGAAGTGTGTCTAAAGCATATGTTACACAAGAACTATCACTAAAAGAAGTTGATGATACATATGATTTTGTGGAAGATAATCCATTAGCTTTAAGTCTATATATATTGTCTTATGATTCTACAAAGAAATTAACTCAAGCATCACCTGCGGTAAAAGAAAATTTAAAAACTTATATATCCCAATATAAAATAATATCAGATTCTATAAGCATTAAAGATGCTTATTACATAAACATAGGAATTAATTTTGACATAATAGTTTTACCTGCGTACAATAGTAGAGAGGTTTTGAACGATTGTTTAAATGCGATAAGGTCTTATTTTGATATAGATAAGTGGCAAATAAATCAACCAATAATATTATCAGAATTGTATAACGTTATTAGTTGTGGAAATGTAAAAGGTGTTCAAAGTGTTGTAAAAGTAGACATAGTAAATAAGTATGGAATATCTAGCGGATATTCACAATACGGTTATGATATACAAGGCGCTACTAAAAATGGAATCATATACCCAAGTTTAGATCCTTCTATATTCGAAGTTAGATTTCCTAACTCAGACATATATGGAAGAGTTTTAACTTATTAAGAAAAACAAAATGGCTGTATATAAAATATTTGCTGAGAAAGATTCAACTCTATATTCTGATTATCAGACTCTAAATTCTGGATTAGATCCTATATTAGAACTTACTAAGAGTACAAGTCTACTATATGCAAGCCAATCAACAGCTGCTAGATCTCTTATAAAATTTGCAGACGGAGATATGTCCGAGGTAGTATCAAACTACATAGGAACTTCCTCTTTTAGTAGTAGTTTGAAAATATATTTAGCAGATGCAACAGGACTCCCTAGTGATTATAGCATACAAGTTTTTGCAGTCTCTGGAGCCTGGGATATGGGTACTGGTAAGTTCGGGGATATACCTATTCCTACTGATGGAGTCTCTTGGAAATATATGAGTTCTAATGGGACTTATCCATGGTCAACAGGAAGCTATACCACAGGAGTAACAGCTTCTTTTACTGATGTAAATAAAGGAGGAGGCACTTGGTATACTGGGTATGAATTTATACAACCTTTTGGGGTTTATGTTAATAAAGACATTAATATAGATGTTACTTCCGCAGTAACAGCAATGTTATCATCTTCTATAAGTAATCAAGGATTTATAATAAAGCTGTCAGGATCTCTAGAGTTTGCAGAAAGTTCTACTTTTAAATTATGTTATTTTGGAAGAGATACTAATACTATATACGCACCAGTATTAGAGTTTAAATGGGATGATTCAACCTATAATACATCTGGATCAAACGTAACAGGTGTAGGGTCTCAAGACATTAGAGTATCTCTGGCTAATAATAAAGGAGAATTTAATCAATATGAGATACATAGATTCAGACTTAATGTAAGAGACCAGTTTCCAGTAAGAACTTACGCAACTTCCTCTTTGTATACTACTCAAAAATACTTACCATCAAGTTCTTACTATTCAGTAAAAGACGTAAAAGGGGATGTTACAGTTATCGATTTTGATAATAACTTTACTAAAATAAGTGCCGACCTAGAAGGTAATTATTTTGATATGTACATGTATGGGTTAGAACCAGAGAGATACTATAAGATTCTTATAAAGACAATAATAAGCGGATCTACTTTAATTTTTGATGATCAATACTTCTTTAAAGTAACAGAGTAATGGCAGATGCAGTAGAAATAAAAAGAAAAATATATGGAAGAAATACATTTGCTAATGTTGTAGATGTTTCTTTTAAACAGTTTGTTCCTCAAGACGGAAATCCACAAGAAGGAGATAGTAATACTGTTGTATCTGTAGTATCTTTTTTTAATGATTATGATACTATTTTTTATGATATACCTCCTAGCGGATCTGATATGTCTCATTTAGAGATAGTAAAAAGAAGTGGGGAGTATATAGGAATTAGCATAGAAGATTTGCAAGAAGAAATAAGAGTTTTGAGAGAGGAAAATGTTTCATTGAAAAATCAGATAGTGACAATAACAAAATAGATAATGGGTATAACAGTAAAAAAAATAAATACGACCCTTACTCAATATGATACTATTGATACTTCTTTGGTCTCATCTAGAGATTACATAAGACAATTTGGACTAAAAGAAGATTATATAGAATACCATGTTTACACAAAAGCTAGTACTCTACTATATTCAAACTACAATTATTCAGATTATAAAGTACCCGGAAATTTACAAGGGTCTACAGAGACTTATACCGAAGAGATACAATTATTCCCAGAGCTTATTGTAGAACAGTTAGGATTTACCTACGGCACTTTTATAGTACAATTTAATATACTAAGAAAAAAAATAGTAGATATAAATCAAAAGATATTTTTTATAAAAGAAATATCTAATGATAGGACGGAAATAAGAGTATCTACTAATGATATATCCAATTTATCTATTGAAGAAGGAGTTTTAAATTTTTTGTATGAAATACAAAACTCAAGTTACTTTAAGGACTTTTTACTTGATTTTGGAGATAATAAATTTATAAACGGTGTTAATATAGCACTAGATAAGAATACTGACCCTTATAGTATTTTAATAAAGCTATATCAACCGCTTCCTGACGAGTTTACTTTAAAGTCATCTTTCTGGATAGTAGAAGAACTTTCCGAGGCTATATCATACGAAGTAGAGGTATTTCCAGATGTTACCCCAGAAGTTGTACCTTTTTTAAAATCAGCCAATTTTGATATAGAAGTAGATGATAAATCTATAAAGCCGTCAGATTATATAAACATAAATGAATTACTTTCTAATAAATCTATAACCGCCTACAGAGAGTTGTTAAACTCTCTGAATAAAAAAGGTATATATATAAACATAGATTATAGTGATTATAATAATTTCATTCATTTTTCA